GAGATATCAAGGAAACCCTGAACCATGTCCTAGCATGGAAGTACGAGGAAGACGACAGAGAATATTTGAATGTGCAGATTCATTATAAGGGAAGTTATGAAGAAAGAATCTACAGCCTCACGAACAACAGTACAGGAAACATCATAGGCGATATGAAAGAATCCAAAGTCTACAAGACTGGACTTGATGATTTCGCGGTAATCCAGGTGTCTAACGTCATCACGTCCGACAGGGTGAACGGATTAGATGACTATTCCGACATAGACAGCATAATATCTGAGTTAATGGTAAGAATCGGTCAGGTGTCGCGCATACTCGATAAGCACGCCTCGCCGTCAATGAGCGGACCTCAGAGCGCGTTAGAGAAAGACCCCACTACAGGGGAATGGAGGTTGAAAGCGGGAAACTACTTCCCAAGGGATACCAAGGAAGACCCTGAAGTCCATTACATAACGTGGGAGGGTCAGCTGGAAGCCAGTTTCAAACAGATAGAAAAACTAATCAACATCTTGTATACCATTTCAGAAATGGGGTCGGCGGTATTCGGGGATAACACGGACGTAGGCTCGAATACGAGCGGATATAAGGTCAAAATGATGATGCAGTCTGCACTAGCCAAAGTCAACCGCATAAGAATGAGGTTTGACCCCGCATTAAAAAAGGCTATAAAACTCTGCTCACAGATTCCAGGCAAAGGGATAATAAACCTGTCTGATGAAGTTATAGAGATTAAATGGGAGGACGGATTGCCTCAAGACGAAAAACAGATGGCGGAGATTATGCAGATAAGGACAGGCAACAAGCCTACCATTTCACAGAAATCAGCAATCAGGGTACTGGATAACAAGTCAGATGAATCAGCCGAAGCAGAACTGGGAATGATTCTTGATGATGAAGCGGCTACAAACCCGATGATAGCACCGCCATTGAGTGAGGAATAATGATACCGAAAAACGTGCAATTGCTTATAAACACCTACAAAGCCTCACAGTTAAGGTTAATTGACATGATAGCCAAAGCAGAGGCAAAAGGCAATGTGACGGCATACAGGAAGGCCGTGCTGCAGGATGTCAATCAGGAGCTTGGAGCATTGAATGATTATGCCAAAAAGTGGATGAGGAACGAGGTCCCTATAGCTTACGGAGCAGGAGCGGATGAGGCGTTCAAGGCATATGTGGAGGCGAATATAAACCCAGTCAAGATATACACCAATAAGAAAGCCATAGACAGCATAATCAACTCCGCCACCGACCAACTGACGGATGCATCACAGTACGTCGGCCGCAGGATAAACGACCTGCTGAAAGAAGCAGGAGCAGAAGCCATAGCCGAGAAGCTGACATCAGGCGACACAGTCAAACAAGCCAAGAACCTGATGTTAAAGAAGATGTCCGAGAAAGGCATAACCGCAATCAGAGACAAGCGAGGCAGGGAGATATCCTTAGACGCCTACGCCTCGATGGTAGCGAGGACCACCACGAGGGAAGCCACCAATACAGGGACGATTGACGCGGTGCAGGAAGTCGGAGGGGATTTAGTGCAGATGACGAGCCATGCCTCAGCCTGTCCGATATGCCAACCGTTAGAGGGCAGGGTGTACTCGATAAGCGGGAAGTCCAAGAAGTACCCCAAATTAGATATAGCGTTCAGCAATGGCCACGCAGACATCCATCCCAACTGCATACATAGCATAGTGCCATTCTTCGAGCAGTTCGCAGACGACCTGGACGAGATAGTCAAGCAGAGCAACAGGCCGTTCGAACTAGATCCAAAGAAGAAATCCCAGCTTGACGCCTATTACGCAGAGCAGAAAGTGAAAGCGCAGCGCAGGGCGTACTACCGACTATGGGAGAAGTCCAAGACCTTAGCACCCAACGAAGCACCTAAGACGTTCTCAGGGTTCAGGTCGATGAAGAGGGCGGATAGCGAGAGGTATCAGCAATTGAGAATTGCCATGAATGAAGCAACTAAGCCATAAGTAATTGTAAAAAACCACAATATGTGGTATATTTACCATATAAACACATAAAGCCATGATTGGCAAGGAGGACATAGAAATGTCACAGACAGAACAGAACATAACACAGGAAGTAACGGAAGTAACTAACCCCACTGGCAAAGTATTTTCAGAAGATTATGTCAAGACCATAAGGGAAGAAGCAAAGGAAAACAGGCTCGCAAGAAAAGCAGCTGAACAGCAATACGAAGCGATAACCCTGAAAGTAAAGGAACTCATCGGATTAAAGCCTGAGGACCAGCTCAAAGAGGAACACTTCGCGACCTATAAGCAGAAGATTGAAAGCGAGAAAGCGGAAATGCTGACTAAAGCCAATGAAAAGCTCTTACAGGCAGAAATCAAAGTCCTTGACGGATATGATGGAAAACTTGTAAGCAGATTATTGGACCGCTCTAAGGTGACGATTGCCGACGACGGAACAATCACAGGCTTGAAAGAAGCATTGACAGCACTAGAGGAAGAGTTCCCACAGATAAGAAAGGGAACACAGAACGGCGGCGCAAATCCACCGCCAAACAACGCGACAGAAATCGAAGTCTTGGAGCAGAAATTAAAACAAGCTCACAAAGACGGGGATGCTCTGTCCATAGTATCACTCACCCGACAGATATTCGAGGCGAGAAGCAAGAAATAAGGAGATAAAAAATGGCTAACGAAGCAACAGGTACAATCTGGGGACTGCCTAACTACACAGGGGCACTCTATACCAGCGATATGATTAATACACCGTTCTTGTCCATGATAGGCGGACTTAACGGCGGAAGACAGACAACAAACTTTGAGTTTCCGACAACTTCAGAGTACAACCACGAAACGCTCAAGCAGGAAACAATCACAGAGAATGAATCCATAGCAGGCGTAACCGCAATAAACAGGGTACGTGAGCAGAAAAAGAACGTAGTGCAGATATTCCAGGAGGAAATCGTACTTTCCTACGTGAAGATGTCTAACTACGGCAGGCTGGACGGAATAAACACCGCAGGAGCCGCAAACAACGTAGTAAGTGAGAAAGACTGGCAGATTGCCAAAGCTCTTGAAGAAATCGCACGTAAAGTGGAATGGCACTTCTTACAAGGAACATATGCAATCTCAACAGACAGCGATCATCCGAATCAGACTAGGGGCATGATAGCTGCAGCGGCTCTCGCTTCCAACACGGTTGACGCACAAACAGTCGACCTGTCAAAAGACTTGATGGACGAGATACTCTTGACTATGTTCGAGAACGGAGCAATTTTCAAAAACCCAGTAATCTTCTGCGGAGGATTCCAAAAGAAGAAACTCTCTTCAATCTACGGATATGCTCCAGAAGATAGGAATGTCGGCGGAGTAAACATCAAGCAGATTGAAACAGACTACGGCAACATAGGCGTAGCGAACCCACATAGAATGATGCCGTCAGACACGCTGTTAATCGCAGACGTGGCTTTCTGCGCACCAGTATTCCAACCAGTACCAGGAAAAGGAAACCTCTTCTATGAAGATAAATCTAAGACAGGTGCGGCTGAAAAAGGACAGATATTCGGACAGATAGGCTTAGACTACGGTCCAGCATGGTGTCACGGCACAATCACAAATTTAGCAACA